ATGAATGAATTAACGCCGATTTCCCAAATCTCTTTTGGAACAACTGATGGGAAAAACGAGGCCAGAAATCCTAATTTTGAATCATTGTTTTATGATGGTGGAGGCTACTATAGAAAACTAAAAGAAGATCCGTTAAAGTTTTTAGTGATTGGTAGAAAAGGCACTGGGAAAACTATTTTAGTTAGATACTTTCAAAAGATATTGTTGAAAGAACGTAACGTCTGTTCTAAGTTTATTGTTGCTGGAGATTTTACAAATGAGAAACTAAATAACTTTGATTATATGAAGGTTAGAGAAGAAGAGCGGGAAATATTTTGGCGATACGTTATTTTAAAAGAATTGGCATCTCTTGTATTAAAAAATGAATCTGGATTTTTGAATAAGAAACATATATCCCAGCTAAGAAATGTTGATTCAGACATTACTTTAAATTTAGAGCAACTGATTCAAGAGAACAACGAAAGCCTTGGAGGCAGCGTTGATATAAAGAATACAAGTATTGAGGCCAAGGAGTCAATTAAAAATATAAGTACTTATGCAACAGGAAAGTACTTTAATAAAATAGGTGAATTAACAGAGTCATTAATGAATGTTATGAAGAAGGCGAAGAAACGCTACTTCCTATTCTTTGATGATTTGGATGAAATTAAATTAGGATCCATTCAAAGCAATGATGGGGAAAGTAGTGTCATTGTTCTTGCGAAGTTATTAAATGACTTTGTGACAGCACTTGCGTATGTGAATGACAAACTATTAGATATTGATAGTGGTAGTAGAATAATTTCAACGCTTAGAAAAGATGTAGCCGAACAGATGCAATTTTATGGTAATAATATCAACAAGATAATTACGGACAATGGCATCAATATCACTTGGTTTTCAACGCTAATTAAAAGTAATCCTCAACAATCTGATCTAGGAAAATTAATTATTCACAAGATAAAAGCGTCAGTTGAGGAGTACAAATCTATTGATGATAAAAAACTCTTTGATATAATTTTTTTAAGACCGAGAAAAAAGTCTAATCCGTTTAAGTTTATAGTAGAGCGTGGATTTGGAAGACCACGAGATGTTATTAAATATCTGGATATAGTGCAGGACACTTTTCTGGATGAACGAAGAATCTCTTACTCTATGGTTAGGCAAGTACAAAGTGAATACTGTAGCTGGTTTTATTCCGAGCTACGGAACGAAATAAACATTCTTGAAAATAGTAAATCTATTGTTAAGACAATAGATTTGATTAAGAAAAACGGTAAGGTTATTTTTAACTATGATGGCTTGACGGCTCGCCGAAAATTAGATGAACAAGAGTTTACTGATATTATTGATTTAAAGATGGATTTAAAGAGTCTATTTATTCTAGGAGCTATTGGGAATCATAAAAAGCTCAAGAATAATAATCCAATCATTGAATATTCTTATCGTGATGGAGCAAATAATCCCGATTTTTCAAATAATTTTGTCGTTCACCAAGCGTTAAGAAACTATCTCTCTATTGGAGAATAAGTGTTGACAAGTAGTGCAATTTAATTGTATCATTTGATTGTTAAGTTGTATCATTTGATTGTTGAGTGAGAAATACTGGTATTAGGTGCTCCATCTAGTGCTAGCAGGATTACTCTTAATCCATGGATATGATTATTTATTCCATTTTCTCATTTGATAATCTTTGTAGATTGGACATGTAAATGCATGTATATTTTATGACGGTCTTAGCATCTTATAGGTGCTAAGACTTTTTTAGTAGAGAGAATCCCTTTTTTTAGTAGAGAGAATCCCTAGTTGCTAAAATGACTTTTAGCAGCAAAAAACAACACCTCAGCCATAGAGTAGCCGAGGTGTTGTTTTTACATAATTAGGCTGACTTATCTGCAAGCAATGAGCTAAGGTATTCTTGCATTTCGATTTGCACTTTTGGTGGGGCGGCAGTCAGCATGACTTTTAGCTTAGTTTCGAGATCCTCGTAAAATTCACCTGGCCCAGCTAACAAATAAAAATTAAACTGTTTATAGCCAAGCTCAGCAATAAACTTTTCCGGTGATCCCGCCCAAATACGATGATGAAATTCCTCGAATGAGATATTGCCACGCTTATATTGATCAAGCAAATGCATGCTAACCACCTCCACATTATTTATTTAAATAACACGAACGATTGTTCGTGTTGTCAAGCTTTGCTTTTAGCTGCTTGTTTGGCTGTCTTATTGGTGGAATAACGTTCTGTTTTGTAAGCTAACAAAGATCCATTGTCACCGAATACTGCAGTGATCACAGTGCAGCCAATTACTTGATGCCAAATGCCATCGTTGATATAAATTTGCATAATAAAAATCACTCCTTTACTTTAATATTCGCAAGTAGGAGTAATTTATTTTTTACGCTTAATTTTATTTCGACTATATATAAATCTGCTTTTGGCTTAAAACCGTGGATAGTCAAAGGGATAGTCACACTAAGTAATCTAGGGTGTTGGTATATCAACGTTTTAAAGCGTTAGATGTCCCAAAAGTGTCCCAGCAAAGCTAAAAAGGTCCTGCTTAACTGCAGGGCTTTTTTTGTAGCTTTTTAACACAAAAAATCCCCCTCACCACGAAGGCAAGGGGGACTAATCATTTAATAGTAGAGAGTTTGGCCGGGATAGATTAGGTTAGCGTTGGCAAGGCCGTTCTTAACCTTTAAGGCTGTCCAGGACGTGCCTAGCCGGCTAGCGATGCCGGATAGCGTGTCACCAGACCGTACCGTGTAAACCCGTGTGGATGAGCCACCGCTTAGCTTGAGCACCTGACCCGGATAGATCCAGTTAGGATTAGGGATGCCGTTGATACTTGCTAGCGTGCTGGTGGACGTGCCATACCGACTGGCGATCCCGGATAAGGTGTCACCATACCGGACGGTGTAAACCTGTGTCCCCGTAGACGTGATCGGTGTGGTAGCTTTCTTGGTAACCGTTGATCCGGTACCGCTGTCGGCTACCAGAAGTACTTGGCCTGGATAGATCAGGTTGGCGTTTTGGATCCCATTAAGCGCAACCAACGCGTTGACCGTCATCCCGTAACGACTTGCGATTGCGGATAATGTGTCACCACTCTTAACAGTGTAGTTATGCGTGTTCTGGTGAAGTTGCTTCCCAGTTGTGGTTGCCTGCGTATTAGTAACCGGTTTTTGGGCATTCCCGTTCTTGTAGCCGTTCTCGGTAATTCCGGTAAAATCCACGTCACCGTCCAACCCACCATATGAGTACGTTGAAGTGAATTGGAAGAGTTGAATGTTCGTAAACGACGGGAAATAGTTATAATCTGGTTCCGTTGTTACTTGATAGTCCTTATATTCGCCCAACCACAGAGGCCACTGACTAGCAATCTCTTGCAGTCCTGCCGATCCTAAATGATTGATCAAGAAACTCTTGTAACCATAAAGAACAGCTGTATAGCCAGCGTCTTGCACCCGCTGGAGTGCGTGCTCAACACTTGCCAAGTCCGGATTACCGGATTCCACGTCTAAAGCCACGATCGAACCCTTAGGCGTCTGGACTTTCGGCAAGTAGTAATCAAGCATTTGATCGGCTTGGACCGTGCCACTGAACTGAGCGTAAATATAGGTGTGCGCCCGTTTGTTTAAGGCAATTGTGTTGGCTACTTGTGTTCCATAGGTGGCCTGATCGATAAATGAGCCGTTGTAGTAACCACCAATCTGCGAGATTGAAAAGTCATCTCGATCATAGCCCCACTTGCCAGCGTTGCCTTGATACTTAGACCAGTCCACCCCGTAGTGCTTCACGGTCGTAGCGTGCGCCGTGCTTGCCAACGGCAAAAGTAAAAGCGCGATCGCCACACTTGCGGCCCCGCGCTTGATCATCTTCATCTTTTGCATTTTTAGTTCTGCGCCCCCTTCAAAGCGTCCAACTGCTTTTGAGCGGTTTCTTCTTGCTCCTTGAGGCTTGTTAATTCAGCTTCTGCCTTAGCAATTTCGGCTTGCTTAGTGTCCTCATCGCTAGTATCAACAGCTTGTGGGTAAGCATCAAGCGTCCCGTCCGCCTTGAGCTGGGCATAGGCGGCTTCGATCGCATTTTGTAAAGTCGCTTCGTCCGTGTTGGTAAAGCCAAGATTAGCCAAGGCTTGCTTGACGATCTGGACGGCGTGGGACTTTTTGGCTTCGCCTTTGATCACCTTTTCCACTCCCAACTGCTGCATGGCTACGACTGCGTCCTTGGCCAAATTTGGCAAGATTGAAACGATAGTTTCAGCCGTCCGGTTGCCCTTAACCCACTTAGACAAGTAAGTGATGATGATTGGCAGTGAGACCGCCGCCACTGCCGTGATAACGTCTGCAATTGAGTTAATCTCCATTTTTTCTTCCTCCTATTTACTGTCTTGTGTCCGTTCTTCGAGTACTTTAAGCCGTCGATGGTCACTAACCAGCCAGTCACGGTGCTTCCCCACCTCTTGACTTAAAAGGTCAAGTCGCTCGCGATCCTCCGTCCGGTCTTCACGGATGGCCTGTAGGGTTGCATTGACTTCGATCATGGTCTTCTCCAGCTGGTCAATTGCTCTTGAGAGCTTTTGCGACTCGTTTTGTGAGGATTCGATTGCCATACGGCTTACATTTGAGCGGACATAGGCGGCAACGACTCCGATTAGAGTAAAGATTGCCACCCACTCGCCCCAGTCAAACCCCAAAGGGTGGTGCACGTCCATAGTCATCACCTCCCTTCACTAAGCCGTAGTTGTGGTAGTCGTCTTGAGCTTGGCCAAGACCGTGTTGATCTGATCTTGAAGCTTGATCATCGTCTGGGCTTGGGAGTTAACCTGCGCATTGAGCTGGTCCACCTTGTTACTCAGCGTCTGCACCGTGTCTTTATCGGCGATGTTGGCGATCATGGCCAAGTCCGCCTTTGCACTGAGCTTGGTGTCCATCTGAGCGGAAGTGTAGTAGCTAGTGAGTGCCTGTTTAGTCGCGTATGCCGTTAAGTCCGTCTTTGTGGCGTAGCTGGCCAGTCCCTCCAAATCTTTTGGGGCGAAGGTAAAGTCCAAGACTAGGTTGGTTGATGTCCCCGAGTTAGTTACCGTCGTTGTGTCGCCCGAAGTAACCGAGCCAACTTTGACGCTTAGCGCCGTATCGCCTTTTTCACCCTTATCGCCTTTAAGCGAGGCCAACCAAGTATCCAGATCAGACGGATAGCCGTTATCCACCGCCAGCTGGTAGGCACTTTCGCCGTCCTTGCCGTCCTTGCCGATCGCTTGGATCCCAGTATCGTTACCAGATATAAACCAGTGCCCGGTTGGCAGGTCAATCGTTGGCGTTGCTCCACTTTGCCCCACTGCCGAAACGTCTTGGACCACACCATCGATAACCCATTTCTTAGTTGCCTCATCGATTTCTACTGCCATTTTATTGCCTCCTTTACCGATCCACTGTAAAGATCACGAGGGAGAGCCGGCACGTTTGATTAGTGCGCTTACCCTTCATCGAGATTCCAAGCGTTTTATCCCACACACCCAAGTGTGGCAAGGTGTAGGTATAATCGCCTTTAGAATCCCAATACATTTGGCAGAAGGCCGTATCAGCGTTATCAACTATCCAAGGAAGCGTAATTGTGCCTTCAAAGTACTCGTTGGCTGAGTTGACAACTAAGTCACCACGTCCGGTAATGATTGACAAACCGTCCATGATCTTGTAGCGGCTTAAAGCGAACTGGTTTGCTCCACCTTGTGGTGCGGTAAATGCACCGCCAAGCGTGTAGTTCCGCGTCCAATTTTCAGTCACCGTTAGCTTGCCGGCCAACTGTGAGTTAACACTATTGGAAACAGCGTTAATATTGTTTGTCAGTGTTGACTTTAAGCTATCAAGAGTTGGGCTTGATAGATCATTAATTGTAGTTTTCCCATTAAAGGTATTATTGCCGGAATAAGTATTTTCACCGGTCAGTGTAGCAAACGAGTTGGCCTTTGCGGCGGCTGACACAGCGTCAAGACTAGCTTGTGCCGTTTTGGCCAGCGTGGAGGCTGTGTCTACCTGTTCCTGTAAGGCTTTGAGTTGGTTGGTGATTGAGGTATTTACCTCGTCCATCTTGTTGCCCATCTCGTTGTTGTAGACTTCCGATTGACCGGTCGTCATGATGGTTGCGGACTCCAACACCTCAAAGCTTACGTTGATCGTGCTAATGACCGTATCATCGCTAGTTGACTTAAGCTCAAAATATGCCGTGTTATAAGGCCCGTCAGCCTGGTAGAACTGGCTTGGTACCGTAAATTGGACTAGCCCACCTGCCGATGAGTCAACAGCGGTCATCGTGTCAGAGACCTTTGGCGTGCCGCTAGCATCCTTTGCTTTGAGCACGAGTTTCTGGCCATCCATGTTGTGCGGTACCGTGCCGTCCTTGACTGCCAGGTAGACAATCCGCCCGGCGTCACCTTGATGGCCAGAAAGCTGTGGCACGGCCACTGAACGGGTCGAACCAACCGTAGTGTCGAGTACCACATACTTACCTTGCATAGTGGCGGCATCACCTACTAAAATTGCCATTTGCATACCTCCATTAAAATTCGTTTGCGTAAGACTGTAAGTTGTTGAGCGTGGATTCAATCGTTGACCATAAGGCGTTGATTGCGTCCACAAAGTCACTATCGAGGGTCAACCCCGTTGGTGGCGTCAAGGCCACCGTTGCGGTTGCTTGCCCAGTTTGCTGGTCAAGGACGCCATACGAGTTGGCCACCTTGACTAAGCTGTTTAGGTACATTTCAAGGGAGCCAAACAGATCAAACATATAGCTCCGCGCCTCTCGTCCGAGTGTGTCAACATCGGGCTTAGCGACCGTTTGAGCGCCAATTATTCCGGTGGCAAAGACGCCAGCAATTTGGTTATCAACGCCGTTTAAGTAGTCGACTACCACTCGGTCGTTGCTTGCCAGGTTGCTAAGCAAGTCGGACGCTTGCGTGAGCCGAGTGAGCTTGAGTTGTGCCATGTTCTTGGTTGGCGATGGTGAAGGTGCGGGGTTAACCGTGCCACCCATCGCCTTGAGCTTGTCAGCAATTCGACTAGCTAGCTTAGCCATCGTGGCCACCGTTGGATGGACTCCCTTTGCGCCATCGCCTAAAGTTTCAGCACAATTTTCTGGTGTAATGACCGGGTTATCTCGCCAATCTAAAAAGGCCACCCCATTTTGTTGGGCGACCTCTTTAATAGTGTCATCGAGTTGATTTTGTGACCAAAATTGACCGTTAACGTCATATAATGTCGTTCCACCCCATCGAAAATCCTGCGTGGGCAAAACCACTAACAGCTTGGTGACCGTACTTTGCGATTTAGCCTTATCGATCCCGTTTTGCAAACACTGCTTAATCGTGTCTAAAGAATCTGGCCAGCCAAAGTTATTTACACCATACATCCAGATTGCATAGTCGTAACCGGGGATGGGATGCTGGTCTAGGATACCCGGGAAACCGGTGTAAGAATTGTCGTACTTGGTGCCACCAACAGCCCAGTTCTCAACTTCCCAGCCCAGCTCCTTGCCGACCTGTTCAGGAATCCGCTGGTTGTCACCAACCTTCTTAACACCGTCCCAGCCCTCAAAGATTGAATCTCCGAAAGCAATTAATTTTGTCATTTAATCATCCCCTATTGGGCTTGAGTAGTGGTTGCTTCCTTAACCGCCGTATCAGCCGCCAGCTTCTTCTTGGCAACGGCGATGATATCATTCATGGCCACCGTCAAGAAGGTAGCGCCCTCACTTAGATCGGATTGGTTAATCCGTACTGACGCGTTAACGTATTCGCCGGTCGATTGGTTGTTCCCGTAGAGCCCCACTTGAGCTGAATTAATTTGACCGTCTGTGAAATTGTAAGTAAAACTGTTAACTTGTACGTTCATGGTTAGTCCTCCTTAGTAGTGTCTTGCTTGTCTTTGAGTTCTTTCAGTTCTTGCTTTGCCTTATCTAGCTGTGTTTTTAGTGCCCGGTTATTTGCACGTTCAATCACTAGGTTTGAGTGCAGTACGCCCAGTTCTGACGCGTAGTCATTCACTAGATTTTGCATTGCTTCGTTATCCATTTAATTTCTCCTCCAATGTTTTAATTCGTCTTGTTAATTCTTGAATTGCTAAAAATAGATAGCCGACCGCCGATCCGTCATCACGACCTGTTCGTTCCTCGTTAGTAAATTCATCCGGTGCGTAGTATTTACTTACATCGTTTACATCATCAATGATTAATGATGTATAGCGCTTGGCTTTGCCCTCTGCCACGTCGGTCTTGTACTGATACGATCTAATGTCAGTCCGGTTGACTAAATCGAGTGCGTCCTTCGGATCGACTGTTTCAATATTGGTCTTGGACGACAACGTGGACTGCTGACTAAACGATCTGGCCATAACATTTGTAAATGAATTGCTGAGGTGATCACCAATCGCCAGAAAGTCGCTCCCAGACCAGATCGTGTTACCTGACTGGATCGACAGAACCCCAGCTAACGGCTTACCAGTCGTGCCATTCCAAGATCCTTGGTATATATTACCGGTAGCAGAAATGTTGCGATCAAATCGTGCATGACAGGCAACGAAAAAGCGTTCGCCATCGTTATCCCAAGTATTAAACATTAGGCCGTCTCGGCGAACCTCATTGCGAGTAAAGCCAAGCCAATGCCCGGCGGTTTGATCATATCGCTCGAAAAACAACGTTGGTGTGACTGTTGCACCCACTGGTGTGACTGAAAAGGCCCGGTTGTTGTAGTCGCTCGAAAAGCTAATGATTGATTGCGTCGTATCTTGGACTAAGCCTTGTTTGACCTGGATCAGTGCCTTGAGATCGTTACTTTGATTGACCAGATTAAGCGTCCCGTCGGAGTTGTATAGTGCCGATGAGCCTAGCATGATCTTATCTGCGCTAATGCTGCTGATTGCCGCATCAGGTATCCATGCTTTACCGGTAATGATCGTGTTTCCCGCATCAAGGATTAGCGATTTTTTCCCGTTGCTTACCTGGATCAAAGTGTCTCCGCCAGCTTCCTGGTTGATCTGACTGATCACGTCGCCTTTAGCAACCCGAAGATTGATATCGTTCTTGAGCTGAGTGATCTGCGAGTTGTAGTCGTCTTGAGATACCTTTGTCGCGATCAAGTTGGACAGCTGAGTGATTTTGCTAGACCCGTCTGAGTTGTAGACCTGTGCCTGGACGCCTTCTACCCCTACCGCCAATTGAGTCAAGCTGGTATGAGTGTCGTTTTTTAGTTTGGTTAAGTTTACGTTCCATTCGTCGGCTTTTTGTGTGACGAGTGATTGAGTGTAATCTTGCGTCGCATAGCCGGTTAGCATACCGGTTACGTCGGAGCGGGTAACTTTGTTTTTGATCTCGTCGGCTTGTGTGGTTAAGGTGGCTGTGTTTTGGCTAACGGTTCCTTTAAGCGTATCAACAGTCGTTTGGTCGGCCTTAAGTGCAATGGATTTTTTGTTTTGATCAATTGCTGTTGAGTTGCTTGTGATCTTAGCTTGTAGCGCCGTTATATCAGAAGTATCAGCTTTGGTTGACCAAGCGGTCCAAGTGCCGCCAAGTCGGGACCGATAGTAGATTTTGGTTGAGTCTGCATCTGCCCACCATGACTGATATAGCCGAGTACCGTCATCTGCGTTGCCTTGTACGCTTACCATAGCCCAATTGCTGGCTGGACTGTTGGTTTGGCTGGTTGTCTGGATTGAATACAAACCTCGTGTTGTCAACGTGTTTAGATCAATCGCTGACGAAATTATTTGCGTCTTGACCGAGTTTTCAACCGATGACACCCGACTACTAATGTTTGAGGCTGTTTGCTGTAAGATACTAACGCCAGATTGCGCGTTTGTCGCCGTAGTCTTAGCCTCGCTAGCCGTCTGTTTAGCGACCGTAGCGTCACCACTGGCATTAGTTGCTGTCGTCTTGGCCTCTGTTGCTGTTTGTTCAGCTAAAGTGGCGTCAGATTGCGCATTCTTAGCAATCGTCGTAACGCCATCAGCCGTAACCTTTATTTGGGCCACGTCACTTGCCGCCGCGCTTGCTTTGTCGTTAGCACTGTTAGCCGTGCTAACCGCATTATCGGCTTTTTGGGCAGTGATTGACACGGACGAGTTAGTCTGGGCAAGTTGTGTGGTTAACTGACTAGTGCTAGATTTGAGCCCTGTTACGTCAGTAGACAGCCCACTTACCGTTGATTCAATACTATCGGCCTTTTGGTCGATTTGTGAGATGTCACTTTTTGTGTTAGCAACGTCCGTTTGGATACCACTAGCTGTCTGTTTTAGCAAGCTAATGTCCGACTGGGCGTTCGTCATCGAGGATTGTAATTTTGTGGCATTAGCTTGTAAGTCGGCCACGTCGCCTTGTGTCGTTGCTAATTGAGCAGACAGGCCATCGTTAGTCGCCTTGTAGGTTGCAATATTAGTGCTGTTAGTTGCTGCTTGTTCCGCTACCTGATCCAATCGAGCTTTTTCAGTTGCCAGATCAGTTCGGGCTTGGCTGACATCACTTGTTATCTTAGTTGACGCTGAGTTAAGGCTAGTAACTTGCCCACGTAGATCTTCCAGGCTCTTGTTCTGCTCATCAATATCTTTTTGATTGTCATCAAGCAAGGTCCCAATCCGTTTGGCCTCGTCCATTGCGCTAACTGCCCGACTAGCTGCTTCATTGGCTCCCACTTTAGCTTCATTTAACGCTTCGGCGGTTTCGGCTTGCGCTTGTTTTGTTACTTCAGCCTGCTCAACGGCTTGACTCGCCATGCTGTATGCACTGTCGGCGGCGCTTTTAGCCGGAGCGACGACAGTATCAATCTTGTCTTGTATTTGGTCAGAGATGTAAGGGTAAAGCCGGTTACCGTCTTCAGCGCGATATTTACGGCCGTGTGTGGTGTTAAGTACGTAAAAATTCTTACCATTGTCTGGTGAGTATCCTAGACCCCACACACCAGCTTCAGTATCTTGGCCCCATTCCAAAATTATTTGCCTATACAGCAAAGTTTACGTCCCTCCTTCCGTGAATTTTTTAATTCTTTCCATCGTCTCTTCATTAAAACTAACGTCGTTACCATTTGACTTAAGCAGTTGCGTTATCTGCGCTTCCTGGTTGCTTACCTTTGTGCTGACTGACGACAGCATATTCTTCTGTGAGGTCAGCACACTGTCGATCTGCCGCTTCCTGTCACGTTGATAGTCTAAAATCGTGGTCGGCGTTGCGTTGAGCGTCACTGAACTGTTGTTAGCCATTGGATAGCGGTCAAAACCGACTGTCTGGACGCTTTCACTGTAACCTTTGCCAGGTATCTGTACCCGTAATATTTCACCAGCATCCGGCTGGTAAGCATCTTGGCCCATAAATGACGCTTCGATGCTTAGATCTGGTTCGGGGTGGAGCTTGTTAGCCAAAACGAACTTTCTCATTGATTCAGCGTCGGTAAAACGTTCATCTTCGACGTCTTGGCCAGGATGCACGCCCCACTTTTTTACTGACTCTTCATCGGTTACGATAAACGGTTCAAAGTAGTAGACTTCAACCGACACCGTTTCGCTGTTGTCGCCTGATGAGATACCATTCTTGATGATTTCTTGTGGGTCAAGCCAGGTCCCGTCGTTGCTAAATGCATGACTAAACGCGGCTGGAATCGACATTTTGGTAATGCCAATATGCAAGTGGTCAGTCGTACGGTGGCCAATCACTTGGCCAGTTTTGACCGTATCACCAACGTTGACGGTAATATTAGATTCGCTACCAAATGCTTCCTGATATTCGACATTCAAACCGCCATCATCTGTAATGACCACGTACCAGTTAATTCCACCGGATCCCCACGCTTTCGCGGTGACCTTACCGCCATGCACGGCGTGGACTTCGCTTCCCGGATGATCGATGGACCCAAAGTCCAGGCCATCATGGAAACTGTTCTGACGATAACCGCCGTCATAGCCGAACTTCTGTGATTGCATAAACGTCCCTTCGCCCACACTTGGAAACGGCCATCCCCATCCGTTATTAGTTTTGGTCGTGCCTTCGTTTTTGGCTTTCGACATGCGCTTATGACCAGTTGGCCCCCAACCACCACTGACCGAAATATCGGCCAGCCAGTTAGAGTCGTTAAACATAGCCAGTAACTGGTCAAATCCCTTGTGGATGTCAGCGTGACCATCGACGCACCACTTTTCAAAAGTCGGCTGGATATACTGGAGCAGTCCGGTTGACGGGTGCCCAGCGGCCGCATTGCTATCCCAGTTGTTAGTGACGGTTTCTGATCCACCAGATTCCTGGTTAATCCGTCGTAAGATAGTGCTTAACCCAGCATCATCTAGGTTAACGTCCATCATATTAGCGGCGTATTTAATCGCTTCAGTCCAGTCACCGTTAACAGCGGTAGTGGTCCCGTTACCGCTACCGGTTACGTTAGATAGTTCAACGGTATGCTTGGCACCAATACATTTAACTTGATTAACAATATTTAGTGTGTTGTAGTCAAACTTGACTGACTTTGAGTTGTGGAGGTAATCCACACGTCTCTGTTGATCCTTGAAAAACTCGTCTGGTGTATAAATTCTGATTTTACGATTGTCGGGGAAGATAACTACTGTTTTCCAGGCGTCTAGGACTTTAGAAAGCATATCCTTGCCGGAACCATTGCCTAGATTTTCGATTTCTTGGTGATCGAAACTGCCGTGTACCTCATAAGTAAAGCCTAATGAGTTACCATAAAGCCAGTACTTAACCACGTCATCAATTGAGTAGGTTTTCTTTCCCTCCTGTGTGTCGTGCTGGTAGATTCGGTCGATGTCCATGTAAACATGTAAGGCCGTAATCTCTTTCGTGCTAACGCCGGTGTCAAACGACTCAATACACTCTTTAACGAGGTACTCTTGCCCGGCGTAATAGATCGACGATTCGACATCTAATTGACTGTACACCGAGCTTGAGTTGTCGTAAGCCGTGAAATTCAATTGATAGCTTGAGTTCTTTTCCCACTGCAAATGAAAAGTCGACCACAAGATCATATCTGTGATCGGCTCTTTTAAACTGCGGTTATTACCTGGAGACATTGTTACCATTGGTTTGTCCATGTTATGCCTCCTTAAGCTAGGTAAATAAAAGGAAAACTAAACGTCACATCTAAATCACCAGCTCCATCAACGCGAAAATGATTCTCACTAGTCGCTAGAGAAAGCGGCTTAACATTGACGTCGGCTAAGCTACTGTTGGCACTGTCGAGGTTATTATTTCGGTAAACGTGGACGCCGTCCAAAAGTAATGTGTCGCCGCTACTAAGATTACTGCTGTACTTAAAACTTGTACCGTTAGTCTGGTTGGTTAGTGTAAAACCACCGCCGTTGTGACGCATGGTTAGCTTAAGCACGTGGCTCTGATAGTACGGGTCGATTGGTATATCGCTTGGATTGTACACAATGAAATCGGATTGGTTAGCAAAATGATACAAATAGCCCTTCTCGGGCAAGTTCATACCAAACTGCTTATCAGTCATCTGGTCAGAGTTTAACCGGCTAAACAGCATCCCACGTGGGTTTTCAAACGGAACTTCAAACTGGACCCAGTTAGGATCACTAGGATCGGATTCAATTTCAAACTCACCCACACGGCAATACCGGACTAGTTCAGGTTCAACAGCCGTCCTTAGCCGGTAAATGCCTTTCTGTGCAAAGGCCCGATAAACATCGTGCTTTGCTAACTTAAAATCAGCGCGACTGTTAAACTTGAGCAAGAACTTAACCTTAACCGTCGTACTAGCATAACGAGCGTAGTTAAACAACTCACCGTCCATCATCGTGGTGTCGGCATAGTTGTTAGCAATGCTTGGAGACTCGGTTAATCCTAGAAATGTTAAACCATCGGTTATATCGACGTTGGCAATTTCTTTACCGTCATCAAGTTTGACGTAAAGCATATTTAAAGTGATTATCCTCATCCCCCTCTCACAATTGTTGAGTGTTAAACATAATCTGGTCACGCCCCATGACGCTATACATATGCGTCTTGTCAAACGCACCGGCTTTGATAGCGGCTAATTGCGCCGCGTTAAGTCCTAACATCTGGCCCATGCTATCAACCATTTGCGCCGTTTGGATAATCAGCTGGTTAACTTGATCAGTTGTGATCGCACTACCAGAGTTGCCCACACTCGTGACCGGTTGAGCCCGTAAACTAGACAGGATCGATACTGCGTCGGTGTTCCCGTTAGCGTACTGTGGTAAGCCGTTAAACATCCTGGCCGTTTCACTAGCCCGTAAGACTTTAGTCCCACGTGGCGCATTGATCGGCACGTTACGGCCGAACGGCACGAATGGCATTTGGCCCGGGAATTGCACCATTTCACGGAACATTGGCCCTTTCTGGTCGTTAACAATCATCGGACCACCAGTGTGGTAGTTAGTCCCGTTGGCGTGCTTCTTACCTTTAGTAGCAAAACTGTACACAGTTTGAATGGTATGGACGACCGGATTGGTAACGTTCCATTCTTTGATCTTGTTGATCGCGGATTGGATTGCACTAGATGCCGCGTCACGAGCAGATGCCGTCTTAGAGTTGGCTCCTGTTCTATTCCAGTGATTAACTCCGCCTACCGCAGTGCCGAATGGAGCACTAGCCGCATCGTTACCTTGTGCCGTCTTTGAGTTAGCACCGGTACCGTTCCAATTCCACACACTAGCAGTTGCGTTTTTTAACGGACCACTGGCATTGTCTTGAGCATTGGCATACTTCATACCTGGATTAGCCTTTTCCCACGCCTGAATGGCGGAGTTAGCAGCTTGAATATTCCCGCTGGCTTGGTCTTGTGCGACAACTGTCTTAAGCACACTAGCCGGCATGCCTTGCCATGCACCGTACTTGGTTAGCAATTGATCTAATTCAGCGCCGCCTTTAGCATTAACAATTGCTTCCTGCTGTTTAGGCGTAAGCTGATTCCATTTGCCCATCTTATCCAGCGCGTCCATGACATCCTTGGTCCCACTAGTATGTACTAGCGCTTCCTGTTGCTTAAGAGAGAGTGAGTTCCACACGCCGAACTTGACCAGGCTGTCGGCCATTTCAGCCTTACCTTTAGAGGTCACGATTGCTTGCTTCTGGTCCAACGTTAAACTGTTCCACTTGCCGGAATCTTCAAGAGCTTTAACGATCGTCTGACTAAACTTGTCGTGTAGCCAAGCCGACTGTTCCTTCCAGCTCATTGAGTCCCATTGGCCATTAGCGATTAAGGCTGATGCAACCATTTGCGCCGCATTCGTGGACATCTTTCCCTGCTTGTTTAGCAGTTTCATTTCATTCCACTGGTTCTTCGACTTGACAGCCTTGTTGACTTCTTCTTGTGCATTGGTCCGTACCTTACCGGTTTTCGGATCAAAGACAAGCTTGTTCCAGTCATCGGCGGCTTTCTTAGTCTTGCCTTTTAGTCCTTCCGTGCTAACCGCTAGTGACTTGAGGCTACGTTCCACTTCAGTGGATTGGCGTTTAATTTCCTTAATACCGTCAGCATAGCTTAACCCAGCTTGTTGCATATCGCGCTTGATCTGGTCCGTTGACTGACCATTAGCTTTGGCCATTTTAATGTACTGAGCGGATGCCTTAGTAACATAGTCGGAAAGAGCCTTCTCGTTGGCCTTCATCCCTGCACGGTATTCAGACTGGTTGATCGTTCCCTTCTTCAACTGTTTCTTAAGGTTGTTGGCCTGCTTATTGTACTCGTTGTCCATCGTAGCGGTTTCGGAGCGTAGGTCAGCTAATGTGGTGTTCCGCTGTTGGCGGTTCATCTTAGTAATGTCTTGGTTTAATACGGCTAGCGCTTTCTTACGTTTTTCGCCAGTAATATTCCAGATTTTTAGCTCGTCATTCATCAGCTGCTGTTGTGAGTTAGCAAGCATAACCCGTTGAGTGTCTGACAGGTCCGAAACTTTACCATTAGGCTGAGTTTTAAGAATATTGTTAGCCGTTGTTCGTGCGTCTTGAGCATCAGCTAGCGTGTTAACATACTGCTTGCGCTCCTTGTTAGCCTGCCTTTCAACGGCCGCCGCAACCTCTGTACTCATCCCTTTTTCGGCTTGTTCGACGCCTTGAAGATGTTTTTTAGCGTCTCTTTCCATCTGTGCAAACTCGAAGTTGAAGTTGCTCCGCATCTGCTTAGTGGTGGTTTGAGATGCTATTTGCATGTCAGTTAATGCGCCTTTGATGCCACTAGACATGGACTGAAATTTCTGTAAGGACTTATCAGCGGCCGCACCGACGTCTGAACCCCAGCGATTTGTCCGTGCGGCGGATGCGGAGGCTTCTTTACCCCACAATTCCCACACAGCGACGCCGACACCGATAGCGGCGACTGCAACACCAGCGCCAATCGCTAGTGAGCTTAGGGATGCACCAGCCAATGCCGTGCTAGCCCCAGCCGCTTCCGCACCAGCTCCTAATGTGGTCATACCGCTTGCTGCACTAGTTGCCGCTGAACCAGCGACTGTTACCTTTGATCCAAAGTTAGCCGCTTCATAAGCTGATTTAGAAAAGCCTGACCTAAGTATTTGCCAAGCTGAACCACCTAATTTAGCGGCACTTGTTGCCCGACCAATTCCGCCGGCTAACGTACCGAAGGCCTTAGCAGCATTACCGCCAAAGCCCACAATCTTACCTAGAATGCTCATCAGTGGGCCTGCCGCTGCTGTAAAAACAACAAACTTGGCTACTGCCTTTTGCACTGACGGATCAAGTCGGCCAAACGCTTGCGCCGCTTTACCCACGCCCTGAATGAGTGGAGTGATAGCCGGCAATACGTTCTTAGCGATGTCCATTCCGGCGTTGGTCAGCGATTCCTTAGCTATTGCAATTTGTGATTTGGCCGACGTAAGGTTCTTCTTGGACAGTGTTGAAATGTAGTCAGATTTATTCGCCTTCTCAACTTCGCTGTTAAGCTCGCCTAGACGCTTGGCGTTCTCGGTTAAGATCGCACCGGCTTGTTGACCAGTCGTTCCAAATAAAGCGTGGAAAATATCCTGCTTTTCGTTAGCCGACAGGCCTTTCATGTGGCTGTTCAAGGTTTTGAAGATTGCTGACATTGACTTGACCTTACCAGACTTGGTCAGGAAGTCCTTAGTCGTCAGATTAATCCTAGACAATGCCTTTTGACCATTAGCTGTTGGTGTGATAAGTGAGTTAATGGCCTTACGCAAACCAGTACCAGCCTTGTCAGCTTCCAAACCGTTGTTGGATAAAATACCCATAGCAGCGGCCGTTTCTGACATCTTAAATCCGGCTTGGTGTGCTGTGGCGCCGACATAACTCATACCAATCCCTAACGACTGAAAGTCTGTGGAGGTAGCATCAGCCGCGTAAGATAACTCGTTCAGAGTCTTCTTCGACCGGGCCTGCATAACAGCAGAGTTTTTGATCGGCTTACCAGTTTTAGTGGTCGCCAAACCAAATGATTCCATCGTTTCGGAGGCAACTTTAATTACGTCATTAAAATCATCACCAGTAGCAATTGACGCTTTCAACTCGGAGTCCATGACTCCAATTGCCGCCTTCGACGTATACCCACGCTTCACCAGATCTTCGTATCCCTGTGCGATTTTAATCTGGCTGACACCGTACTTGTCGGAGTATTTACGTGAATCCTTAAGCATCGCGTTATAGGATGCTTGTGTTTCGGAGGCTGATTCACCGGACGTCCGGATAATGTTCCGGACCTTGATCATCTTGTCTTGATAATCAACCAGCTGCTTACCAGCATAAGCTAAGCCGGCCACAATCGGTGCGGTTAATGACCGCGTCATAGACGAGCCGACACTTGACGCCTTAGAACCGATCGACGTTAGTGTGTTGCCAAACTTATTAGCGCTATTTGACACCTTAGTCCACTGACTGGACTGGAGTGTAATTTCCTTGCCTAGTGCGGTCATCCTTGCCCGCAACTTTTCAACTTCGGCTGATGCCTTGTTGTATTGGTTACTTGCGTTAATGCGGCGTGATTGACTAACACTCGTGTCGTTCATGACTTTTTGAGCGTTAGCCATTTGTGCTTGGTAGTTGTGCAACTGCTGGCCCATCAACTGATAGGACTTATTCATACCGTTCAACGACTTTTCAGAGCCCTTAATTGCCGCGTCTTGGGCTTTTAAAGCGCTAGTCGTTGATCGGATCATCGATCTTAACTGGCTGTTGGTAGCTTTAAATGGATTAATGTCCAGACTGACAGTAGCAGCAATGTGCCCCATCGATTGTGCCATTGTTTAACCTCCTTTCCTACGAGAATAAGAACGGGAAGGCTTGGTCTAACGTTGTCGGCTTGTCTTCGAACACATAATTCATGCGGTCGATATCGTCCAACGTTAGCTGACTTGCTTCCTTCCACGTATAGCCGTCATTCAAACGGCCCTTGATAAACTCAGTTAAGTTAATGATTGACCGGTCGACTATTTCGACCGTCAGTCTTTTTTTTCGTCGTTTTCGTCCTCGTCTTCTAGCGCGTCCGGATCGTAACCTAACGTATCCCACACAGGATTCTTGATTAAATCGAAGTCAGCATAACCATTAAATCGCTCTTCGATTTGCTTATCGGTCTGGCCGTTTTCGGTGGTATCCATTTCAATTTCAATGCGTTGAATCTTGAGCGCATCGATTAGATTTTCGACCATCGGCGGTTCATTCCGGATGTATTCATTTTCCTTATTGTTAATTAGTAATTTAATCTTATAAGGCATTATTTAGCTGTCCTTTCAGTGCCGCCCTCTCGTACTGTGCATTTCGTAGGCGACGATTTTTTGACTAGTGGCTTTCAGCGCTTGCCGTCTTTCCGGCCGCTTCATCAGCAGTCTTTGGAAAGACCATTGCGTGGAAGGTCTCAAAATTAAAGTCCGTACTGTCTTCACGGCCAATCAGCAGAATGTTTCCTGTATCTGCATCCCCACGCGGGACAAAGGAGCCTTCGATTTCGTCGGCTTCCGGGTCTGGCGTTCCATCTTGTGTCTTGGACGAGATACCAGGAAGGGAGAACATACCCTTGAGCAGGGCAAACCAAACGTTCTTGCCGTTGGAAAGCTTAGTCTTGAACAGCGTAGCCACGTAGTTAGGCATGATGTTCTTAGCGTACTTTTCAACACCCTTCTCAACCGTGATACCATACAGATCCTTCTTAGTTTCGGAATCTAGATCGTAGATGTTGATCGTTTCCTTGGTTTCGGTGATACCACCAGACAGCACCAAGTACGGGCCGTCGTCAGCGGCTAACGTCTTCATTTCATCGGTTAATTCAATCTTGACTTCACTTAATCCTGGTACCTTCCGTGTGGTTTGCACCAGGTCGCCGTCACCGACAACACCGTATTCAAAATTTGAACAACCAAACTTTGCTAATTTAGCTGGAGTAGATCCTGCCATTTAAATCATCCTTTCGTTTTGTATCCTTCGAACTTATTAACGATCATCGTGCAACCACTCAAATCCGGATCGGAGTAGCGGTAAACATAGTAGCGCGACCAACCGTTAGCAATGAGGGAGTCATAAATCATTTCTTGCATTTCTTCAATCGATTCCACACCTTCATCGCGCACCCAATAATCGACCTCCACACGCGGATACTCGATCATGCGCACGTCATCAGCACTCAGCTCATCATCGCCCGGAATCGGCGTGACGCGAATCCAGGGAGCAGAGGAGCTTTTGATAAACGTGTCGTCTGGGGTCTCGGTAAAGATAGGGATGTAGTCCAGTTTGCTTTGGCGTAGGCTAGCCATCAAACTTACCAGACCGCTGTCTGCCGATAAGATATCGGCAATCTCAATTTCTGGCAAACTCATAGCTTAAGGTCCTCCACAAACTTAGATAGCACGTGTTGTTTCGATTCAGCCTGTGCTTTTTCAATGAAATGCTGAGCGGGCTGTTTTGACGTTCCCGAGTTTGGGAAGTGTGCAATATAGCCCTTTTCAGCGTCATAACCGACCGGGATTGAGATGTCGCCGGTCGTACCACGTAGACTGCCAATCTTGGTATGGTCAGCCAACGGCCCCATACCAGAGTGATCAGTGCCGGTCTTATCGCGTGGTGTATCAGCTTTAAGCTGTTGCTCAAACGTCTTAGCACCGTCACGGACAGCACGACGGGCCTTGCTTTCGACAGTTTTATCGAGCTTTTTAAAAGTCTCAATCAACTCCTGGTCGCCCTTAACCGTTACGCCCATCGTCTGACACCTCCTGCGCGGCAATTTTAGTCAGATCCTTATGCTCATAGTCAGGATCCATGCCCGTGATTTCATATACCCGTCCACGCCATTTGATCAGCCAGTTCGACTGGATCTCCTTTTGCGTTTTGTAGGCAATCAAAAACACCGGCGTTTCCCTGCGAAAAGCGACGGTGTTATTAGTAAAATCACGAACTTTCATACTTTCGACTTCGGTCCAAACCGAAAATTCATCAACCAGCTGTGACTTAACAGGACGGTGAGTTTTCGGGTCAACCCCTGTCTGGCGAGAGCAAAATGTGATCCGCTCCGTCATGTTAGTTATCTTCACTGTCCAACTCACCTCGCAATTGGTTGATGATACCGTTGATACCTGACACCAGTTCGGGGCGGTAGGCATCAGCGGTCAGACCACGCTGGTAGTAGTCTTCTTTAACCTGCTTCATTAATGCGATTTTAAAGCGCGGCTCGTTAACGTAATCGCTAGGTGCCGAACCATATTTAATTGCTCGTGCAATCTCAATCTCATCAGCATTAATGATCATCTTAAGGACATCATCATCGTAGTCTTGGTCGATTTTGCAGTAGTTTTTCAAATTGTAAAACTCATTGCCTGTCAGAATCATAGGTCATCACCTACTTTACCAATGCCAGTAAGTCGGACTTAGTCATGCTTGACGTGTAACTAATGCCGTGCGCGTCAAGGTAAGCCTTAATCTGGTCAACCGTGTTGGCATCGGTTGGCTTAGTGTCGTCCGCCGAACCGGACGGCGTTATTTTCCCGCAGGCGTGTAGGTTACAAAGTAGCCGGCATTAGCGTCAGCTTGCTTAGTGTCGAAACGTACAACGGCTTGCAGGTATTGACCGTAGATGTTGTCATCTACCCACTTGACTTGGATATCCCTACGGTTAGCGTAAAGTACCCCACGAGCCAGGTCACCGATAAAGGCGTGAGCTTCGCCAGATGCACCGAGTAACGTATCTTCCACAACAACAACCGGTACACCAAGCAGAATGCGTGGAGAGCCTTCGGTAATTGGTTCGTGCAGCAAATACTGGCCGTTCTTATCCTTGAGAGTGTCAAGGTACTGGTAGAATGATTGGCTAGCAACAATCATCTTGTTGTAAGCCGGATCCAGGTCAACGTTCAAGATATGCTTGATATCGTCCACAGATTCACCAGTAATGGCCTTAGCCGTAAAGGACTTCAAGACCATTGAGATGGCATCGTTGGTGGTATTGATCTTCTGTTCGTTAGCGTTCCGGGCAACTAAACCAGTCAGGTCAATTGCAGAATCGTCGATTGATTCTTGAGACACAGGAATAGCCCCACGATAGGTGGCAACCTTCCAATCAACGGACGTGAACGTTGGCTTAGCCAGGTCCGGGTTCTTAGCCAATTCTTCGACAGTGGCCATCTTAGCAGTGGCCTTCTTCAGGATCGGGTAAGTCCCAGATGCCGTCGTGGCTTGAAATTGCGTAACGTATTGAGTCAAGTCGGTTACGGACTTAACTTCATTTTCTGGGTTATATTGAATTGATTCTGGAATCGTCTTAGAAACGTCAGTTGAAGTGATTCCACTGTCCCGCTTTTCCGGGTGCAGGAAATCATTGAAGGAGCGCTTTTCGTCGTCATCATCACCGTTAGGTTCGTGCGGTTCTGGTGCCGGGTTGCCCTTTTCAGCAGTGCGATACAACTTAATGTCATCTTCGATAGACCGAATTTCTTCATTCAGCTTGTCGATATCGGAGCGCATAGCCTTAGCCTTGTTCACATCGTCTTCACTTGCTTCTTCATTGGTCAAGAGAGAGCGCATTTCTGTCGTCTTTTCGTTGACTAGCGACCGCTTACCTTCCAACTGTGCAAGCAGTTCCTTAATTTTTTCTTTAAACATGTGTTCACCTTCCTGTTTTAGAGTGAGTTAAGTAACTCTTCCTTTTCGTATTGCAGCAATAATTTCCGCCGTTCCTTATCAATCGCGATGTGAGATTGCTCCCGAACCCGATTGATGGACCGTTGGCCGACAACGGCTTCCGTGTCCGGATATGCTGGCGTCGTTACGACCGAGACGTCGTAGAGATGGTCAATCTTACGAATTGTTCGGTCATAATCCACACCATCACGCGTGGATTCTTGCCAATCTTCCGCGTCATCATCAGGCGCGACGGTAAACGCGAAACTACATTGATTAATCACACCCGCGTTGATGTTCGCCACCAAATCACGAGCAAATGACGTATCTGTCGGCTCAACAGTAAATTTAAGGCCAATGTCATCTGGTTCAAGCGTCAAATTAACTCCTGAACGTCCCAAAACTTGGCTTTGATCGTGATTGATCGTGGCCACCACATTAGACATATCCGCCGAATCAAGTGCACCAGGTTCGATTTCCTCTATAAAACGACAAAAACCGCCCAAAATCTCGGACGGTTTGTTGTACTTCAATGCATATCCAGTAATAACGGTGTGTTCCGGTTCATCATCATTCTGTGCTGTCCGCTCCAGCGTCAGCGGGGCCGTTACTTGACGAGTTTCCAAATCGATTGTCACTATGCTCACCCCCTTTCTCTGAATCTTGGTATGATTCTTTTTTGTCCAAAAAGACAGTGTTGAGAGTGGATTGGAATCGATCCAGATCCTTATTGTCTGACTTCGGTATTCCCATCAATACTCGGCCTTCGTTTGGCGTGATCATCGTGTTATTAGCCAACTTGTTTACTTCGTCGGCTGTCAGACCTGTTTCCCTGCGGGTATCAAACTCAATGTGGTAATTATGACGTTGCCGATCAGTTAGCATCGTCATTTCAAGGTTGCTTGTAACTGGTTTGAAATAGTATGGCAAATCAGACTTGATAAAGTCCTCGTTAAGTTGCTTGATCGATTGGTTTGGACTGTTGACCGCCAACTTGTACGCGGGAATATGAAGCGCCTTAGCGATCTGGCTAGTTGAATAGTTGTTTGAATTGATCAACTGGAGAATGTTGGTATCAACTTCAATCGGCGTGTAATCCATCGTGGAATCCATGACAATTGGGCTGCCAGCAGTGCCACCGTTTTGTGCATACTCAAACTCGATCCGTGCCTTGCGCCGAGCTTCCTTGCTCAGCTTGGATCCGGACATCTTAAGAATCCCACCCTTTAATCCAGACTTGAAGAAACGGCGCAGAGTACTGATCCCGTCTTCTTGCAGACCGATCTCATCACCCAATGAAAGCAACGGTGACCGACCATGAATACCGTCATAGGTGAAGAACATGAAATGAATCACGTCCTTAGCGTCCACAATGATGGTGTTGGACTCGCCTTTTATGTTGATCGGCGTAAATTCATACTTGATATTCTTGACGTCTGAATCATCGATATAGGTTTGTGACGTCGGAAAGTATTGCAATTCCAACGGGTCGCAGGTTTTTGGGTCACGAATGATCCGAGTAAAAGCATCCCCTGTTAGAATTGCGTTGACCGTCATAATAAATTTCCAATGGTAGGCCGATAACGTATCGTTAGGGTGCTTATTCAACAAATAGTCAACTGATTTAATCTTCTTGGTTTCGTTCTTTTCGTCGTCTAGAACCACAAGAGGAAAGCGGGCTACGCTACTAGCCACGTACGATACAGCAGTTAGTACGTCAGAGTTTTTAAGCGCGCTAATCCCGATATACCGCCCAGAGTTTGACCAGCTCGGAATCAAGCCCTCATCGATGTAGTCAGTAGCCCAGTCGCGTTTTTCTGGCATTTTAAACAGCATTCACGTTCTCACTCCCCTCTAATTGCCGATAGCACGGCGAGAATCATTAGTTCAAAACTGACGACCATGACGCCTAAAAAAAGGCCCTTAGAGAATGCACAGATGGCAAACCCTAAAAAGCCTAGTAAAAGCAAAATAGCCGGCTCGTTATTTTCCCAGAAATCCATTGCATTCCCTCCTTAAAAGCCAAAATCGTCACTCATCACGTCATCATCAGTTAAATAGTTGTCGATATCCTCTCGGAAACAAACGGCATACGCGTCAAGCAAAGCATCGGCTGCGTCGATCTTGTTTGAATAACGGTTCTTGTCGATTCTGACACCGTTGTTATCCGACCTGAGCACCGCGTTAGAAATTGCGCCGGCTAGAATCTCGTTGTTGGGATGCAGAACCCGCTTATCAAGCACGTCATCACGGAATTGCTTAGTCGGCATAGAGAGAGTCAATGTCCCTTGCCGAATCTGGATCTGTTGCCATTCAGGATGATTCTTTTCAATCTGCGTTAGCAGTGGCCCATATTGTGCCGGGTCAAAACAAATCGCTTGAACGTCAAGATTATGGACGCTCACAAAATCATCAAGCCAGGTAAATACTCGCTCAACATCAATGACGCCCGATTCAAGCTGTGTGATTTCGCACTGTCCCATCTGTTCTAATCGCCGATAATCAAGGCGATCGGCTTTAATCTTAGCGTCTAGGCCATACTTGGTAGCCACGAACGCGTACGAATCTGCGTACCAGAAACCTTCTTGCGGTATTAACCAGCTAATCGCATAAAGGTCAGATGATTTACCCACGTCAATACCAATCCAAGCACGTTGGCCATCAATGTTAATCGGATCCACGCAAGCGGCGTTCCAAGTGTCGATATCCATATACGAATCTTCTTCCGCCTGACGCCACATATTGTAATTTTTAACCAAGACAGCGTTACGGGTTCCTTTTTCCTTAGCCTCAGTCCAGCGCTTGTCGAGATAGCCGTAAACCTGGTCTTGCAGCTCTGGTATGGCAAGGATCGGGTTAGATTTAATCCACATTGACTTGTCGTCCACTTCGGCCGCGTCGTCTTGCTCGGCAATGTAAGCAAAGTAGGTGTCATCCACAACCTCACCACTTAAAATCTTAGTGGCGTACGGATATTCGATCGTATGCATCGGCGCATTAAGGTCAAATCCGGCGGTTGAAATAATGAGAATCAGCGAATTGTCAAGCAAGGCCTGACCAGATTCCAGTAGTTCCATCATTTCGGTTGTCTTGGAAGCGGCGTATTCATCCAGAATTCCAACGTGTGGTTCGAAACCATCGACCGTCCCTGTATCACGAGAGAGCGCACGCACGTAAGAATAATCGTCCAGGTTGTCAATGACGTCGCGCATCACCTTAGTTCCACGCTTTATATCACCTTCACGTGACCGTAAGGCGTTTAACCGTTTCTTGATCATCGTAAAAACGATATTAGCTTGTTTACGGTCGTTGGCCGTACAGAATATCTGACGCGAAAACTCTGGTGAATTGCCCATCAGAAATTCATACAGAGCCACACCAGAAATAAGAATCGATTTACCATTCTTGCGGGCCATCGAAAGCATAGCCTTACGGAATCGGCGCTTAGTGGCGTCCTCTTTTTTCCACCAACCGTACATGTTGGCGATGATGAAACGCTGGAAGTCGGCCAATGGATAAGCTTGCATGGTTTTAGGGTCGGGGAGAATCTCCATGAACTGGATTACCCGGTTTGCCCGTTCAATATCATAAAAGTAAGGAAAATCATCACTTTCGGACGCTTTTAAGTCGTTTAAGTAGCGTTTAGCAGCTAAAATAACCTTTTTCCCAGCTGTTTTCTCGCCACTAATCACGCTTTCAGCGTATTTCTTAGCATAGTCGATCATGAAATACCATACTTCTCTCTAAATGATTCCTTTTTCTTACCCTCGTCAACCTTTGGCATGTTCATTTGCATTCGGCTGTTGACATTCAAGCCTAAGTCACTAGCCAGCGATTTGATGTTTTTAGTCGCTTTATCTAGCGTCCGGACTAACCGTTCCCGCTCGTCTGGATCACCCACAGAGGGGAGTGTGCAGGACGTGTCCTTATAAATTGAATACCAGGTGCAGTAATTCTCAAGTTCGGCGTGGTCTAGATCACGCAACGGCAAATCACCAATTGCCTGGATAATGCGCCGGTACTCTGCCTTAGCATTCTTATCTAGATACTTCGGCGGTGACTTCTGTAATTCTGGATAGCCATCTTTGGCGAGAAATTCGGCCTTATATTTAGCCTCCTGTTCAACTATCCGCAGATGACCGGTTGATTGACTTAATAATCTTTGTTTTCTTGCCAAAATCTCACCTCCGTGCTACGCTTAAGTCAATAAAACCGCTGGTCATTTTTTGGCCGGCGGTTTTTTGTTGTGGTCTCATAAGCAAAAATTGTTGGAATTTTGCATGCAAAAAGGTCGATGTGCGTTCTCGAGTCTTTAAAAATGTACCCCCCGTTCGTTTTTGAGGGGGGCTTAGCGGTTTTTGACGCGCCGGAAGTGTTCGAAGTTCGCATTTTTTAACTGATTTTTGATCTCGTTGAATGCGATCGTTTGTCCACGTTCTTTCAGTCTTTGTTCGCAAATCGCTGAATCAGTATCGATCAAGATGTGATCAATGTGATGATAGTTAGCCAACAGTCCATCGATCCGCTCGTCTGGTAATGTCCTGATGATCCAAACGTTGTTGAATGTTTGCTCAGCCTTAAGCTTGCGTAACATCTGATCAAGGAACAGTATGATGTAGTCATGTGCGTCGTGGTTACGTGACCGACTAGGCAAGCCAGTCAGTGTCTGCATCAACTCATCATAATCATAGATCAGATCATGATCAGTCATGTGACGCTTGACATATGTTGACTTACCACTCGCAGGCAATCCACACACAATCTTAATCTCCATGTAACGTTCGCTTCCTTTATGATGCTTCATCCATTCCCGTTTGGTCTTGACCTTGTGACACGCACGACAGAGTGATTGAAGGTTGTCAGGGTTCAATCGGTCGTCCCAGTCGTCCTTGCTAGGGATGATGTGGTCCACCAATTCGGCAGCCATTCCACAGCGTTGGCACAAACCGAAATCTCTTTCCAAGATCTGTTCGCGCATCTTGCGCCAATCAGATGTCTTGTAGAACCTCACGTACTCGTCATCGGCTACCTTGCGATGGTAGTTATACGCTTGGTCGTTGTCGTGCCGTGCCCTAGTGTCATAGTCAACTATGGCCGGCTTGCCGTTGATAAACGACAGCTTGGTTGGTTTCACGATACCACCCCCTTATTATTTTATGTATCAAAAAACCACCGGAGGAACCGGTGGTGAAAGCCTCGTTAGGCAATCTGACGAGCTGGAATCGAACCAGCGCTCCCAATGTAAATTTTGAACGCACTCATTTTTTGAATACTGGGAGCTGACCACACGCCAGATAAGGATAGCAGATCGGTAAGGGAGGTTTATCACCTCCATCTTTAAACCAGTCGATTTCGATGGGTTTGAAATTAATACATAACATGCCGTTTTGGTTGACTTTCAATTAAGGCCAATTTATTCTATAGGTGTTCAAGGGTTATCCAGTTAATAACCTTTAGGTCGCTAGCGAAAAACAGTGACCCTTTTTACTCGAACAATTACGTTTCACAATTATTTTTATCAGGAGGCTACAAAATGAGTTTAGAAGACAGAACTAAGAACGCCAAAGATAAAGTTAGTGGCAAGGCCAAGGAAGTTGAAGGCAAAGCAACCGGTGACAAAATTCGTGAATCCCAGGGCAAGGCTGAAGGCTTAGCTGGCAAGGCTAAGGATAAGTTAGCTGATGCCAAAGATACGGCCAAAGATGCTGTTGACAATCTGAAAGATAAATTTGACAAGTAACATTCTTTGAAGGCGTGATCGCCTTCTTTTTTTATCCAACCCGAAATGTCAATTTAAGTTAGAAAGAAAATAGTTGCTCATCAGTGACGTAAGACATGAATACTTCATATGGAGTTCGATAGCCTAGTGATTTACGGGGCAGGTTATTTCGCTTACTCATCAGTTGGGTTACCAATTCATCAGGAAGATTGCGGAAATCTAGCTGTTTCGTTAAGCCATCCCGGCGTAAAAGACCGTTGTTATTTTCGTTCAGCCCCCGTTGATTGGGAGCACCAACCTCGGCAAAGTAAGTGTGAAGGTCAAATTGATTGGCAATCTCGCGCCAGCCGGCGAATTCTTTTCCGTTGTCAAAGGTAATCGATTTGAAGAAGCGCCGCGGGAATTTCCGAAGCCACTGACTTAAGTGTTGGTTAATCGCATCAGCCGTCTTTTCGTGCACATTGAGTACAATTTCGACCTTCGATTGGCGTTCGGTCAGGGTCATTACCGCCCCTTGGTGCTTTTTGCCTTGGACGGTATCAGCTTCAAGGTGCCCAAATTCAGTGGCATAGTGCGGAAAGTCCTTGGCACGCTCGTGAATACTTCGCCCCAATTGGCCAGCCTTCCCGCGGCGCTCGACATAGCCATTCGGGTGCCGCTTACCTCGCATCGGCAAGGAACGGACATTGAAGCCGAACTGGCCACGTTCAAACATCCGGTAAAGAGTTCGCCGGTTACAACTAATTGGGCGCTCAGCGCGCCCAATAACGGTATCAGGCGTCCACCCCTGGGCAATTTTGTCGTTGATATAAGTGAGTTCAGCCAGTGATAACTGAGTACGTTTTCGGCCACAACGTTGCTTATTGCGCATATAGTGATCTTGATAATCAGCAATTGAGGCACCGGTTTCCAGGTAACGATAAACGCGATAAACGGTTTCGGCGCAACGGTTGATCATTTGGGCCACTCGGTACGCTTTAAGCTTTTGCACGAAAGAATGGGCGATGATTGTCAGCTCGTTTGTGGTAAGATGGGTGTAAGTCATTTATGGTTTCCTTTCTTTTGTTTAGGGGTATTCAAAAGTCTACCACAAATGGCTTTTCTATTTTTCTAACTTAATTTTACAAACGGCGCAAAATAAAAAGCCAGCCGTTAAGCTGACTTAGAACCCATATTTATTTCGGCACCCTTGTTTTAATGCTATAGCTAATCTTTCCATTTCTTCCACTGTGTCTCCTGCCAAAGTAGCATCTAAGACTAGTTTTTTCTTTTTCTCAGTACTTAATGTCATTTCATACCCATTTTTATCTAAAAAAAACAAAGTTGCTAGCAAAGCTGTTCGTTTATTTCCGTCTACAAAAATATGCTTTTTAGTAAGCTTTTGCATGATATATGCAGCCTTTTTCCAAATAGTTGGATATAGTTCATGTCCAAAGACGACCATTTGAGGTTGTTCAGATATCAGTGAAAGCCCTTCTTCATATTGGATTCCCGCAAACTGTTGATTTTCACCATTTAGTGCGACCTTGTTTGCTTCTATCAAGTCATTAGGTGTCAGGTACTTCATTTATCCTTTAGCCAATCCATCACTTCTTTATTTTCATCAAAAAGTCGATGAAGTGTATCTGTATCTACAGAAGTATTTTTCTTTGAATCAAATGAACCATCAAAGAATTTCTTTATTGAATCATCGCTAATAACATGGCTTTGTTCAGTATTAAGCCAAGGTTCTTCTGTATGGGTTTGTCTCATTAAGTCGTAAGCAGATTTATAACCATATACAGAGTAAACCCCTTCTAAAATATCCAAATTTTCTTTATCATTTTGTAGTTCATTATAATCCGCTTCATCTTCCGAAGTAATTGGAGAATTTGAATCTACGATACCTCGACAATGTTTATAAGCCTCATGAACTTCTGCAACAGCCGGCCCGTATCTCCAAGCCACAATATCATTCTCAAACATGCGATGACCCGTCATTGATAAACTAGCTGCTTGAATATAATAAAGTAGCTTCATGGCTTTCATTTGTGTTAACTCTTCAACGTTGGGGTTATCTTGCATATCTTTATAATTCTTCACACGTAACCAATTAATTATTTTGAAAACATTATACATTACTAACCCCCTCCTTCAGTAAAAACATTTTACATGAAATTTCCTCACTATAAAGTACTTTGCTCAAAAATATAATATAAAATTACAAAAGCCCAGCTACAATAGCTAGGCTTGGGTGATGCATATCGTAGTTTATCGGCATCGTAGTCAAAGCAAGAGGCAGAGTTGAACCCAGGGTAAGTGCCAATCCAACGGGGACTTAATCATTCTTTTTGACAATACCAGTATATGCCATTTTATCCCCGTGTGGTACCCGCTTGATCCCCGTTCGATTCCTGATTCATCCCCGATTTGAAGTAGACGTGAAAATCAGGAATCAATTGACGATCAACACGGTATACTGCACACTTTGGTTCAATGATATCCGCGAAATCAAGGCAGGCCCGCTCTTCTAGTGCCTTATAGCCATCATCGCTGTATCGTTCTAGCTTCGGAGCCAGCTCTTTAATGTACATACGATCTCTAAAACCCGGTAAAAAGCGTTCTTTCAGAATGACTCTGGACGAATACCGACAACTTTGAATGGCCTCACGAACGGCGTAAACCGCATGTAAGCAGTCGGCAATGTCGGCCAGCCGATCATCAGTCGAGTTAAAGGCCGAGCTGCCTTTGATTCCAGTGATATCTAATTGCGGCGAGCGCAAGCCATAGTTACCCGCTCTCAAACAGATCCCTTCAAATCGGTCATCGTCCCAAAAGAAATGACGCACTTTGTCAATTGTTGCTTGTTTATCAATTTGCGGAAACAGTCCCATGAAGTGCACTCCTCGTTGTATAATTGGATTGATATTTGTTTTGAAAGCGCCCTGCATGGGTGCTTTTTATTTTGTCAGTTTCACCATCGCCAAAACGGAATTCCGACTAGCAACCACACCACCCCATTAGCAATCGTCAACGCAGTGAGTACCGCTAAGATCCATTTAATCGTTTCCATCATTGTCCTTCCGCTCTCTTTTTACGTGCTGCCGCTTTATGCAGCTCATTTTTTACCGTTTTAAACGACCGCTTTGAAATGCATGCAGCATCCGCTAAAGTTAGTTTTCTTTTAATTTTCCATTCCAAGAGCATGTCCCACAATTCTGGAAATTCGCTTGTGCCCTTGTGAGCGCCCGCAAGCTTCCGTTCCTTGGCTAAAAAGATCGTGCGCAAGCCATCAATCATACCCTTTCGTTTAGCCATTTCCAGCTCTCGGAGCCGTTCTCGCTCAAGCTGGTCATCTGACTTACGGAGTTTTTCAATCGCCCTTAATCGGCGGTTGAATTTTTGAGTTTCTCGTTCAAAGTCAGGCTCACCAAATTCGTCAATATATGCCTTATCTTCAATTTGCAAACGGTCATCAAAGCGCATGTGAATTGCACAAAGCAAGCCGCGTGTCAGCAAGTTCACTTCTCTACCTCCTCATCGTGACAAGTTTCTAGTACTGGTGAATCAAAGTTTTGTAACAGCCTTCAAGACCCCCAGTATTTGATTTCGTCTTCTGTGAATAAGATATCGATTAAGTTTTTTAATTTCCGATCATCTAACCAACTCCAGGCAACGTCATGATTGTATTCTTCAACCCAGCCATAACGTTGGTCAAAACGTTTACTCTGTTCTTCTCGGTATTCTTCGTTAGTCATTATTTTAGATCCTCCATTCACACCTACATTCCGATTATTCCTTTGACGTCATAATCAATGCTTTTAAATTCGTGGTAGTGGTCAATCTCTACTTTGCCGTTTCGCTTCTTACGGGGATGAGCCGGCTGTAGTTGTGTGGTAAAGCCAAATAGCTTCATACGGAAACTATTCTTGGTCGGTACCACTACCTCAACAGGCAATCCATAGCGCCGGGCGAATAGCTTGAACCGTAGCAAGGCTCCTTTATCAATTCCTCGTGAACTTAACGAGGTCTTGACATCATAAACGTGTTCTCGCCCCTCTGGCCCGTAAATGACAAAGTCTGGCCGGTAGAACATCCCCCGTTGCGTGTAGCCCCCTACCTCGAATTTACCTAGCACCTCAAAGTTTTCGTGGCAAGTAAACCTCTTCCCGCTAGGCTTGACAAATTGCAAGTAGAATTGGGCTTCCTTCATGCTGTCGAAGGTAATCCCGTCTAGTTCCACCTTTTGTCCAAAGTGTTTCATCCCTAATAATCGTCCTCTCGTAACTCTAATAGGCTAACCTGTAATGCGTCTGCAATCCTACAAGCATTCCTGAAGCTCGGTTCCACGCCTTTGCTTTTGTACTGGTAAAGTGTGTTATCTAGGATCCCAGTTTGCTTTGCTAGCCAATAGATACTTCGATTTTGTCTAATCATGATTGGTTGTACTTTATCCCACCACATGGTGATTACCTCACTCCTCTTTACCCCAATATATTGTGGTATAATCTGATTGTTGATTGCCCTGTGGCGTAGCGATACGTTACTTAGCACCGGGTGAATTCAAGGAAAACCTAAGTCTTAGTTGATATGGCAACCCTGAGCCAAGCTTAATTGAAGGTGCAACGCATAGGATTTATATCCCACGAGCGCCCGGCAACTCCCCGAGTTGAAGAGATATGCTGAACTGTATGGAAACATACAGAAGTAGCGGATAAAAAGCCGTTACGGTAACAAACTGAACATTCCACTTGAAGGAATTATTAACCTTGATAAGTCATCAACATCACTCACTAATATCACTGCTGATCTGGACGCTTTGACGAAGGGAGTTGATTCTGTCACGGTAGATAACGAATTCCTTTCTAACGCTACTGATTCCTTTAAGGCAAGTGTTGGTAATCACACCCCGCCACCCGTATCGGTGGCCTTTTTATTTGACCATTCGTTCCCTCCATTTCTTTATTGACCCATATTGAGCCGTTTAAGACGTTTTGCATGATTTTGGTAATTGCCCCGAACAAGGTTTAAAAATCGCTCTGTGGCTTTGTGAGAGGCTGTCGGGCCCCTTTAGCATTTTTTGTCACTGTGCCTTGTCGTCCATGATGGTTTGTTTCATCCGCTCATCGTATTCAGCTTTGGCGTCTGCCTCTGATAAGGGTTCAACGTCTTCGTACTTCTCGTCCATTAGATCGCCTCCAATTCACTTGCTGGGACTTTTTCGATCAAGGTGTTATTGTCTGCGTCCCACAAATCCGCTGTGCCGTCTTGCCAGGTCGAGTTAATCGTAAACGCTACCTTGCGCCACTTGACCCGGTCACCCGGCCATAAATTTACATAATCCATGTCCTAACCTCGCATATCATCTAGTCCTTCAAAGTGAATCGTGTTGTCTTTACGCTTGGTAATCAGCCGACTAATTAGTTTTGGGTTGTACATTTGGACCAAATCGCCTGACGTGTTATTAGTCGTAACGATTGTTGATCCGCGATGAGCATTTTCGTACTCGTCATATCTGGCGTCGGCTACTTCATACAGCCACTCTTGCATATCCTTTCGGACCGGTTTGAAGTGCGTTTTCCCTGTATTTTCGTTGTAAATCTTCATCCCGGCTTCTGTTCCAAAGTCATCAATGATCAATATTGGTGCTTGCTTGGCCTTTTTCTGTAAATCTTTGAGCTTATGGCCGACTTTTGGATTATCGAAACGCTCGTTAAACATTCCAAATAGCTTCATCGTTGAAATAAACAGATATGGTTTCTCGGCGTTCTTAAATACCTTGTCAGCAATCGCCAACGCTAGACTGGTTTTTCCAGTTCCTGGTTCGCCAACCATCAGTACGTTAAACTGTTCACCGGCAATCATCCTGTTAGCCAGCTTCCAGGCGCTGTTGCCAACTTCCCGCGCCAATTGAGTATTGGTTTGCATGTTAGGCTCCCATCGCTCAAAGGGGAAATTCAAAGGTCGGGAACCTGACCAGACAGAATATTGCAGCCAACTTTTGATTTTTTGCTGGCGGTTTTGTTGGTTCCACTTGCTAATCAAACGCTGCTCGCGTTCTTCCTTACGTTTTTTCATCTCCGCAAAGGCTGCTGGATCCTTCGTAGGGTCACGGCCCTGCTCTCTCATCATTGCCACAATATTCGGTGGCAAATTTAATCCTTCCATGTTGCCTCCTAGAATTGATAACCCTTAGCACGGTTCGGCTGTTGATTCACGATTGGCGTTGCATACTCATCATCAAACCGCCCATTAAACCACGTACTTCCGTTCATCGGCTTTTTCCATTGATTAGCTGCTAGGTCTTGCTTATAAGCCGCTAGCTTCTCCATCAAATACTTATCTGTGTGTTCTTTAGATTCCTTTCGCCATTTCTTGTAGTGCTTGAATGCTTCCTTCTTTCCAGCCTTGTTTGGATACTCTTTCCAGATTGCTTCAAAGTTTTCAGACAAATGATCGTCGGGCTTGCCCGACAATATATTTTCTTCTGTTCTATTAGATGCTCTATTAATTGTTCTATTATCTGTGAAGTCTGCGTCACTACCCCCGTGAAGTGAGCTTCTATACCCCCGTGACACTGGAGTCACTACCCCCGTGAAATTTGCTTTACTACCAATCATGATTTCACGACGTATGATTTGCTTTCCCTTATAGATATTCTTACGTCTGATGTACCCGTATTCTTCTAGCCGATTGAGGGATGATATTATCGTCCTGTTTGTGCAGTTGAACCTCTTAGCCATTGCGGCGTTGCTCATAAAGAAACTATCGGTAACATTAAGCATGGCGTAGATCTCGCCGTAAAGGAGCTTATCCTTATCCTTGAGGCGATCGTCATGAGCAACCCCAACCGGGATATTAAGGAATAGGTTTGCGCCTTTGTATTCTGCCATCGTTTTCTCCTTTCTGATATGATTTAATTAATCCAAAGTAAAGGTGGTGAGATTATGAAACTTAAAAATGCATGTCGTGTCGCAATTGTGACCGATGAGGATACTGCCAATAAACTCCTCAGTCACGGTTGGAAACTGCTTAAGGTGACTATCTACGCTAGCACAGATGACCGTTACCTTGAGCATGGTGTTTTCCAGGATTCGAACCCTTGTCTTATCTTAGGGGCGACCAAAGAAATTGCTGACCACTACCCAGAGTCAGAAGCGCGCAAACGAATTTATGATTAAGCTTTAGCATTAAAGTAAAGGCTATTGTCTGCATAGATGATGGCCTTTAGTGCTTCTTGGTAGGAAACATTGTGATCCCGGCAAAGTTTGACGATGTCGTTACTTAAGCTACGGGTCTTCTTATCGCTGATATATACGTCGTCAAATGCTTTCATTCGGTTTACACCGCAAATGTGGGCATTAATTTCTTGTGTGAGGTTAATTTCTTCCATCGTTATGGCCTCCTTAATATGGCAGGTTCTCTTGACTGAACCCTCGATCTGGCTCGTTAAAGCCTTGTGGCCCGTCACCAATCGTTTGTTGTTGATGTTGTGGGGCTGGCTGACCCTGTTGCTGGTTAAATTGGCCTTGTGGTTGGGCTGGTGCTTGGTAGTTCTGCTGGTTTGTCTGTGGAACTTGTTGTTGGAAACCACCGTTGTTTCGCGGTGGTAAAACGACAAAGTCCACGTGGTCAGAGTTGACGTCTAGGTTGATTCCCTGCTCGCCGTCTTTACGCTGGTAGACCCGGGCTTGACTTAGCGTGCCGGATACCATCACCGGCGTGCCTTTGTGGAGGTAGCTCATGGCCCACTGACCACGATTGCCCCATACAGCTACTCGGTAAAAGATTGTCGGTGCATCCCGCCGACTGCCATCAACGGCCACGTTAAAGTTGACGACTTGATAATTACCAGCTTGATTCTTCTGTGGTTCGCCGGTTAGCCGGCCTTGAAATTGGATTGTTGCTTCACTCATTTAGTCCACCTCAATATCTGTTACGTGCTGGAATCCAGAAAGCTCCTTCATCGCCCGGCAATATTCACACTTTCCACAGTGCTTCGGCGCTACTTCACCGTTCATAATTTGCCAGTACCGGTCTTGGTTTTCCTTGATATCATCAATCGCTTCTTGCATTAAAAACTTGGAATCGCCTTGAAAGTCAAAGGCGCCTTTATCTGGTGGTGTTTGCTTGCTAACAGCGAACAAGTACGGTTGACATTGCTTGCCAAAGGTTTGTTTGATCAACTCTTGGTAAATCGCCGCTTGCATGACGTAACCGCGATCCTCAATAAAGTTCGTGTACAGCTTGTTTTCGTCATTCCAATGCTTTTTGTGGATGTCGTCAACGGTCTTTAAATCGCAAAAGTAACCCTTAGCTAAAACCAAGCTGTCAACCTTGCCCTTCCATTCGTGACCACCAATCTTACCGGTCACGATCACTTCTTTTTTACCTGGCGTATAAACAAAGTTGAACCACTCGTCATCTTCTAATGTCTTGATCATCTTGTCGGCCAGTTTAAACTCGGCTCGTAAGTGGCCGTTAGGATTGGTTTTCGTTGGCTTGGTCATCATTAGTTCCCGGTTAGTTTTCGTCCCGGTTTCTGACCGGTCTAACCAAGCTTGGTGTGCTTCAGGGCTTTCGAAGTATGAGTGGATGTAATTACCAACTAACAAAGCTGTCGGGCTTGATGTCGGCTGCCAATCTTCCTTGAGCTTTGCTAAAGTGGCGGCTTCACACTTTTTAAAGTCTTTGTACAGGCTAAAGCTCATGTACTCCCAATCGGTTTCGTGTGAGTAATAATTTTCGGCGGTCAAATTAGGCATTTTCGTCACCCCCTACGAAGTCGTAAATGGAGGTTTGCCCTTCAGGTAACTCTTCCCCGTTTTCCTTATCCGTGTCTTGCAAAGCGGGCCTAGAATCGTTTTTAGTCTCTGATTCGATAATTTCCCCATTTTCCACCTTTTCGGCCTCTACGGGCTTCTCTGAGCCTTGTGGCGTGTTGCTCTTTTTTTCGGTTTCTTGTGCCTTCTTAAAGTCGGCTAGTAATTGTGTTGAACTTTCCTCTTCGGTGGTGGCCGTTACGTCCTTTGGCTCTTCATACTCTGCTTCGGTAGCGGCGTTAATTGAGCCAGTCAGCAAGTCACTATCGTCTGATGTATTGATGAACATCTTAGCGGCCCGGTTTAAAACGGTCCGTTTGGCCATCTCGTCGCTAAATTTCTTTTGCACGTTGTTCTGCCGGTTGCGACTTTGCGCCCATGACGTGTCGATTTGGGCCTTCGTCATAACGGTATAGTCCACTCGCCCATTCGCCAGCTTGATAAAGGCAAAGGCCCCAATTAGCTCTTTGTCCAAATTCGTAAATGATGGTTCAAACTTGGTTACGACGATGTGCCCAATCTCATCGGCACCGATCTCAAACTTATCGCCGCGATGCACGACTTGGGCGTCGATATCTTCAATACTGGCAAGCCGTTTTAAAGCGGCAATGGTGCCAAAGTAGGACCGTTGCATTTGCAACTCGTTGCCGTAAACGATGAAGTAACACTGATTCTTGGCCGGCGAAAGGCCCTGAATCGCCATGTCAAGCAAGGCGTTAGCAATGCTTGATTGTGAGCAAACGATTAGTGCCGGACGTCCTTGCCGGTCTTTGACGCCTTGCAACCGTAAGTAAGCTGCTTTCAGTGCATTTTGAGCGCTATAATTCGTTGGCAGCGCTAGTCCCTCGTCTTTCAGATCCTCCAGGCGTCCTGCAACCTGGTCGGTTAATTCCCTAACGTTTACTGGCCCTTGTGTTTGCTTCTGTTGATACATGATTAAAACCTCCCTGTGACTTCGTGCTTCCAGTCCTTTGCGTACAGAACTAATTTCTCTGCTTGCTCAATAATGGCGTCATGCTCTGCGATTGCTTCACTACGCGTCATCGGTTCGTGCAAGGCCAGGCGGTTAGTATCGTTAAGCAAGTGCTCGCTAGCCCTAATTAGCCGGTCTGCACCTTGCCCGATTTTTAATTCATCGTTTGTCATGTTAAAATTACCTCGTAAAATCTTTTCTTATACGTTTTTACTGAAGTCTAGCGGTTGCCTCCGCTGGGCTTTTTTACGTTCTATGGGAAGCTGTACTTGAAGCTAGCCAAGACATATGGCACGATGGCCACTGTCGCCAGGATCAAGTGGTTCGTCAGTAGTAGCGAAATCGCCAATACGAACAAAGCTGCGTACGCCAATCCTTCAGTGCTAGTCATTATTGAACCCCTCCCTGTAGTGTTCGTGCCGTAGCCTCAGTTCCAGGCGGTGACAATGCTCCGTGAGTAGAACGTTGTTGACCACCAAAGCGATCAAGAAGACCGCCATGATGACCAGTAATAGCCCCATCTCTATCCCTCCTATAACTTGGCTCGCCAGTCGATCAAATCGACATTGGCGTTGATCCATTCAATTGCTTTGCGTTCATTAATCTTAATCGGGTGCCCTCGTCCTGCGTTTAGTCCGTAGACAAACGCCTGCGTTTCTGGGTGGCCTTCGAAGATGTAGGCCTTGACCCATTCTTTGCCCTTGCGCATCGGCAAGAGCCCAATGAATTCGTCTAGGCCGATCATCTTATCTAGCTCCCGCCGTTGATTCATACCGTACTCTTTGATAAATAACGGCTTCATCTGCTCGTACAACTGGTCGATCAAATCCGGTGAGAAGTCATCAATCTGTAGTGGCATGGTGGTGCCCCCTTTCTGTTATGATTAAGTCATCCCCTAATGAAAGGAGGTGAACAATGTTGGAACAAGGCATTAAAATATCTGGCGGTTTATCAATAAACACACCTGGCGGTTTGCCGACAATCGAACAATGGCATGAAAATGGTAATTTTGTTGAAAGGTATGAGTATTCAAATGGTTGGATTCTAATAATTGAATGGCATGGTAAAGAAGCACATATTGATACAAATATCTCATTAACTAATTACCCAGATGGTTCTGTAGGCCCTATTCCTGGTTTGCCGAAGAATCCTGATTTTGTTGATCGTCACAAGCTTTAAAAGCACCTTTGGCAAAAACGATCGATTCTGCGTCAATTTGGATGACACCATTTTTAATGATGGTGTCATCTTTTTTTGCTTTGTTCGTTCATGTCACGCCTCCTTACTCAAGGCCATCGCTATTCCCCTACATACAGGTCATCACAACCTAATAGGTCACAAATCTGGTAGATGACTCCTAAGTTGAGTTCTTGGACCGATCTTGCTGAAGCAAGCTTTCCATTCTGGTCATGTACTAAGCCTTCGTTAATGTCGACTAGATCTTTGAGTGCCTCTTTTACGCTTGAATATTCGTGCATTTTTTACTCCTCCTAACCTTCTAATAGGTTCATCTGTTCTAAGACGGGCCGAATTCCATCCTCCGCTAGTAGATCGTAGATAAATTTTTTGCCTCGCTGTGTCCACTTGAGATTGTTTTTTACGCCTTTATTGTTGTCGTACGGGAAAGGTTCATATTGGGAATATCCCTTGTCAGCATATTTCTGATAGATAACCCACTTATTCCCTTGACGGTAAATAACGCCCTTGCTTTCCAGGTACTTGTTAAGTTTTCGGGCACTCCAGCCGTAATCCTTAGCGATTTCGGTTGTCGTCATTAATCCTGGATTCTGCATTTGATCGTGGAAATATTTTAGTGATGGCGCATCGTGTTCGATTTTGGTTTGTAGGGTAGCTGCTAGTTGTAACGCTTCCCCGTAGGTCGCCGGGATTGGGTAGTTATCCTTTGGCTTTGCTTGATAAGCCCCCGTCTTCCGAATTGCTGGTAGAACCTCGCTAGTGACCCAGCGCTTAAATTTCTTAGCACTTGGTAGCTTGCTAGATAAGACCAGCGAGTATAGGCCTGATTCATTGATGACTGTCATTTCGCGATTTTGACCTGAGGTCGCAATTTGCGACCCCAGCTTATCTTCACCATCAACATGCTTTAATAGTGCGTCTTTTGTATTTTTGTACCCAAGAATGGTTGCTACATCCTTACCTACGAAGTAAGGATCGCCATCAATATTTACGGTTCGCACGTCGGAACCTTCAAAGCCAAATACTTGCAATTGGTTTTCCATGTTTGCTCCTCCTAATCTTCCAGCTAACCTGCTTGCCTAACTTTACGAATAAACTCGTTTTTAGGCCCAAAAAAAAGATCATCTTTATCAACGTGGTATAGCTTCGAAAGCTTGTCCGCCTCTTTAAATGTTAAGCGTGACGAATCACGCTCCCAAGCTGAAAGGGTTTGCCAATGCACACCGATCACGGCCGCCGCCTCCTTCATGGTGTAACCATTGTTAACCCGTGCGGCTGTTAATGTTAGTTTCATTTAATCATCCCTCCTTTGTTTTGATGACTATATCTTATACGAGTAAACTCGTTATGTAAACGTGTTTTTTCGTTTTTTTATCTAAAAAGTCATTTCTTTATCTAAGTTTATCCGTTATAATATAAGAAGTAACAAAAAGGAGGTGATAAAAATGCCACGTAATAAGCTGTCTCCTCTAGACATCAAGGTGCGCGAAGACATATCCAACAACCTTAAAAGATTGGCACATGGCCGAACGCAACAGCAAATATCTGATGAAACAGGTATTCCAGTATCGACACTGTCTGGCTACTTTGCCAAAAGATCTACACCTAACGCGGGTGCCGTTCAAAAGCTGGCAGATTATTTTGGAGTCAATAAATCTGATATCGATCCGCGTTATGGAACCTCACCGCAGAACCTTAAACCGGTTAATGAGACAATTAAGATCCCCTTATTAGGAACCATCGCTTGTGGTGACCCGATCTTGGCCGATGAAAACATCGCTGGTTACTTGTCAGAGCCAACCGACTTCTTGCCTAGTGGAAAGCTTTTTTATCTCCGGGCAAAAGGGCAATCAATGGATCCTACTATCAAAGATGGATCGCTAGTTCTGATAAGACAACAGCCAGACGTGGAAGATGGTGAGATTGCGGCAATCTTATTTGTAGATGATGATGAGGCCACACTCAAACGGATTAAACGAGCAGGGTCAACCGTTATCTTAATGCCAGATAATCGCAAGTATGAGCCAATCGTAGTTGATCAAGATCATCCGGTGCGAATCTTAGGTAAAGCCGTCCGAGTAACGACAAATCTATAAAAAAATCCCCTAACGGCACCAGATGGAGAGGAACCGTTAGGGGGGATAGGATCAAGCTAATTATATCATAGCTTGGTCCGATACATATACGTCCAAAACCTGATTGACGTTAAAAGCTGTTAGGAGGAATATTTATGAACAATCAGAGTAATGCTACACCACCAAACGACAACACACAGTACAAATTCTGCCAGAACTGTGGTGCAAAAATTGATGTTAAGGCTGTTGTTTGCCCGAAGTGTGGAGTTCCTGTTAATGGCAACAACGCTGAATCTAATTCAGAAGACCGGAACAACGGCTGGTGGAACCTGTTAGGATTCTTCCTCCCGATTGTCGGCTGGATTTTATGGGCCGTTTGGCACAAGGAATATCCCAAACGTGCACATGGAATCTGCGTATGGTCCTGGGTTGGTTTTGGCATCAGCTTTGTCATCGGCTTCTTGAACGGCTTCTTGAACGCACTTTAAGGAATACTTAAATGAAATATTGTCCTAATTGTGGAAAACAAGTAGACCCAAAGGCAGTTATTTGCCCTAATTGCGGCGTCCCATTACCATCACCCAGTTCTTCTAGCACGCCAGCTACAACAACGGATGACACTGGATCTGCTTGGTGGGGCGTCCTTGGTTTCTTTATTCCTGTTGTTGGCCTTGTCCTTTATATTGTCTGGCATAATAGCGAGCCTAAGAACGCTAAATCAGCAGGAATTGGTGCTTTAATTCAAGTTGGTGTTTGGATTGCATTCGTTATTTTTTGCTTTTTCATTGGATTAGCAGCAGGCTTGTCTGACTAGCAATTATTTAATGCCGGCCATAATGGTCGGCTTTTTTTGAAAGAGGTGCAATCATGGCTCAAATCATAAAACGTGGCCCATCTAAAAATGACTCCAAAGGCGATTAATAGTATTAGCTAAATCAGCATCAGCTGGATAGTCAGAATCACAGTATTGTCCATTGTCATCTAAGGATAAGTAATCTAAGTCTCTCTCATCCCACAATAGTTGCAATGCTTCAGAAATAACTGATTTTTCTTTTTCATTAAAAAACAACACTATCACCTCACTAAACAGCAATTTTCTCTAATTATAACAGGCAATAATCTATATAATTTTTAAATTTTACGTCCAAGCGTGATCGACGTTAAAAGCTGTTGGGAGGTAGCTATGGAAAATTTTAGTACATTAGAAAAGTGGATCTTATGGGGCACAACAATCATTTGTGCCATCATTGGTTTAAGTATCGACGGATTTTTAGGATTTATCCTTCTTGCTGTAGTCGCCTACTTTGCGACTAAATTTGCGATTAAAAAGCACGATGAAAGGTTTCCTGCTTCGCTCACTCCTCAAGAAAGGGAAGCGATGAAGAAAGAAAAAGAGGAAAAGGCTCGCATTAAAGCCGAAAAGAAGGCTCAGGCTGATGCTGAGGCTCAAGCAGTTATCCAACGGCTACAAAAAGCTAAGCAAGACAGAATGCAAGCAAAAATGAAATGTCCACGTTGCGGTAGTAAAAACATTCAACTTGCGGGGAAGCACCGTAAGGGGTTCTCGGTTGGAAAAGCAGTTGGTGGAGCCGCATTAACTGGTGGAATTGGTGCTCTTGCTGGTTTTGATGGTAAGAAAACCAAAAAAAGTGACTGGGTATGCTTGGACTGTGGAAGGTCATTTACTATCAAATAAAAAATCGCCGGTCATAATGGCCGGTTTTAAAAGCCATTAAAACGAACGTATGTTTAATTAAGGAGGTGCAATTATGGCGTCATATGTAAAAAGGTCTGGTAAGTGGCAAGCTCGTATCAGCTGGTATGATACTGCTGGAAAACGGAGGTTTAAAAACAAAGGCGGCTTCGCGACTAAGAGCCTGGCTAAAAAGTGGGCAGTCGAGAATGAAGCTAACTTGGCCAAAGGAATCCTGACCAATAAGGAAATCGCTTTTGCCGATTACGTTGATCAGTGGGTTATGACTTACAAAGAGCCAAAGGTGGCGAAGATCACACTTGACCGGTACCACTACACCGCTAACGAAGTCCGTCGGTTCTTTAAGCTGACACCAATCAGACAAGTCACCAGGACGATGTACCAAGAGTTCATCAATGACTATGGCAGCTGTCACGCACCGTCCACTGTCAAAAAGGTTAACAGCTATATTCGATCAGCAGTTAAATCAGCGATCCTTGATGACTATCTGATCAAGGACTTCACGCAAGGTGTGGAGCTGAACAGCGATAAGTCACGGTCGATCAAGGTCGACTACCTCAACAAAGCTGAAATTCACCGCTTAATCCAACACGCTGAAGCGGGATTAACCCATCGCTACACTTCCCGCCACATGATTGTGACGGCGATTTACACGGGAATGCGGTTAGCTGAGATTCAGGCACTTACGTGGTCGGACATTGATTGGATTAAATCTACAATCACGATCAACAAGTTGTGGGACGCCCACACACGCCAATTCAAGCCGACTAAAACAGAATCGTCTAATCGGGTCATCAAGGTGAATCGTCATCTTCTGGCGCTTCTGAGAGGGCTTAGAACGCATTCTAAAAGCAATATGGTTTTCCTCACCCAGTTTGGCACCATTCCAACCAGTAACGCCGTCAATAAGACGCTGAGAACGCTCCTGGCCGACTTAGGCATTAACCGGCAGAACTTCCACTTCCACAGTCTCCGTCACTCACACGTGGCGCTCTTGCTAGCGAGTGGCATTGATCTCTATGCCATCAGCAAACGACTTGGTCACTCTTCGACCGTGATCACGTCTAACACTTATGCTTACTTGATCGATGAGTACAAAGCCCAGACCGATGAACTGATCATCGCCGCGCTTGAATCCATCTAATGGTGCACATTTGGTGCACGGTTAGCTCGAGAATACTGTTAAATCAACGTTTGTGGAGTAGTGTTACTGCCCACCCGTCTCATCAGCATTAATTTAAAACGGTAACGTTACACTTTCAGCTCCTTGCCCCCGTGGTAAGGAGCTGAATTTTTTCTATCTCTCACCTGCACACTCCCGCAGCGCTGGTTCACCGCAAGATCAAGGATAACGACTAATTCATCTGCGATCGGTTATATTATAACTTTTTTCATCGAATAACTTGCAAATAGCCGGCGATTAAATTCTTTATTTCAAATAAATTAATCCAATGTAACAAAAAGTTTACAAAGCTATTGCATTTTTTGCAAAATGGGCAATAATAAGGATAGGCAATGTTTATGGGGGTGAAAAGATGCTACCGTTCTTTATCATTGTGTTAATTCTTTCTTTATCTGTAGCAGGTCAAATTTACTTTGGCAATCCATCTCGAAGCCACCCCGTTGGAAAACATTTCCAACGAAAAGCATAGTCTTTGCTCTCACTCAAAAAGGGAAACCGTTCGCTCGCGGTTTCCCTTTTTAGTTAGTTTGTTTTGGCAATGGTTCTTTCAGCCCGTTGGATTAGTTGTTGATGGGCGGACATGATTTGGTCAGCCGAAACGCCGAGGTCCACCAGTCCCAGCTTCAAGAGCAAGTGCCAGGCGTGACGGAAGTCTTCTTGGCGGTGGCTGAAGTAACTGCCCAAGGTAAAGTTTTTGATGGCCAAGTACTCCTTGTTGAGATCCGCTACCTTGGTGGCCGGCTTGACCGCTAACAAACGGGTGAAGGCCTGGTCATCTAAAACTACCAAATGCGTCCATTGCTTACGCGCCGCCATCAGCAGGGCCGCGTGGAGAACCTTGGTGTACTGGCCGGCTAGGTCGGTAGCTGCTGGTTTTTCACCCTCATCGTACACCCGGCTCCAACCAACTAGGTTTGCTAGCTTGGCCAGCTCAATGTCGAGGGTGGTGACAACGTTAGCTAAGCGTGCCTCAGGACCCAGCATGACGTCCTTTGCTTCAAAGAGGCGGTTGTCAGTTGCGATGACGTCCTGCAGTAAAACGGTGATGTTAAGCATCTTCTAAGGGCGCCTCCTCTTTTACCTGGGCCCGGGTTAGCCGCGGTGCAAAATGGGTGGTTTGAATGGCCAACGCTGCGCGGTTCTTTAAGTACCAGTCCCGCACAATCGGGTAGTGTAACAAAATACCGAAGAACGAGGAACGCTCATTTTCATCCAGAACCCTAAAGCCCCACTGCTGGCTGTAATCCTCGGGATCAAAGCCCAGTTGCAGTTTGATACCGCGGTCTAAGTTCAGCTGGGCACCGTTATTTTGGGGCAGACTCATCAAGAAGTAATCCGTCTCGGTTGTATCGATGAAGAGCTTGTCGATTACGGCCATATCGAGGTCTGGTTTTTGTAAGCCAAAGACGGTCTGGTTGCTCGTCGAAAGCATCCCGAGGTCAATCCGAAAGTCTAAGCGGTCTTTTAACAGCTTTGCAAAGGAAATTAGCGGTGCCAAGGCCTCTTCTAAGTCCAAGTCGTTATAGTTGTTGACCTGCTTAACAATAAAGAAGTCGACCAAGGCCTGGTTTGAAAAGTTCAATAACCGGTTCTCCAGGTCAATGTAAAAGAGTGGTTCGTGGTGACGCTGGTCGGCGAAAAAGGCCCCCGCATGCTCATTGGCTGGCTCAAACTTAAAGGTTAAACCCTCTTCTAGTGGTTGAATGTTCGCTTGTAAGGCGTGGTTGTGTTGGCTAATCGCCACCCCGTTGATGGCGTTTAGCTCCAGCATGCGACTCATAAACAAGAGGTAGTAATCAGCCGGTTGGTAGTGCTGGGGGAATTTCACGAAGGCGTTGGTCAAGTTTAAGTTGACTAACTCCTCGGTTGCCGACAACAGATCCTGGGGTTCATTGGTTTCCACCAATTCGTTTAAGAGGTCCACGTAGCGTTTCCCCACTAACAAACCATTCTTTAAAGAAGCTGACAAGGCCCGCACCTTATCGGTGGCCGTGGAAACAATTTGACTG